AATATTATACGGATGGCCGCTAGGAATCTGAATTCAAATTAAAGTATATAACTTTACAGAATTACATTTATGCCATTTGGAGACAATATATATTGTCTCTAATACATAGGAGAGAGTTTCAGGGGGGTGTCTCCAATTGGAGACACTTGAGCTTAGGAAAACGCGGAGAAATCAGAACATTTGCAAATAAAACGACATCGCCTTATTTGTACGGCTTAAAACAATTCTAGTGGCTTTTTGCATTTGGAGACCAAATGCCTATAAAAACCCTTGTGCCATTGTTCATTTGCAAATAAAATATTCTTCCCAATCCAGACGTATTTCTCGTAAGCATGAATGCTTGGGTCTTTAAAAAAGATTAAGCAGAAATATTTTATATTTCTTTAGCCTTTGAAAATGTAAGTCTTTAAGAGAAATTAATGTTAATTATRATTATTTGACTTGTTTGTTTCACTTGGACGTTTCGTTTCAGGATCAGCTCCGCTGCGCGGCCTATCTCAGATAAATGGAAGATTTCTCAGCAGTGTCAAATAAATATCTAGAGTCAAAGAGGAACGAGTATGCGTTGACCAACGACGCGACTGCAATCAAGCTTGAGTTTCCGACAACTTTCGAGCAGGCGACGGTTCGCTTGAAAGGTCGTTGCATGAAAATAGACCACATCGTCATCGAATACAGAAATCAGGTGCCGTTCAACGCTACCGGCTCGGTGATTGTGGAGATAAGGGATCACAGGCTCAGGGATGACGAGTGTGCTCAGGCACGTTTCTCATTCCCCATCACTTGTAACGTGAACCTCCATTACTATTCGTCGTCGTTCTTCTCCGTGAAGGACAGATCACCGTGGGAGTTGGTGTACATGGTGGAAGACTCGAACGTGAACGAGGGCACGATGTTCGCCATGATCAAGGCCAAGCTTAAGCTGTCTTCCGCCAAACACTCAACGGACATACGGTTCAAACCGCCCAATGTGCATATACTGTCGAAGGGGTTCAACCCTAGCTGCGTGGATTTCTGGTCGGTGAATCGACCACGACTGGAGCGGCGGCTCTTGGACCAGGGGAACAGTTCCCACATGTTGATGGAACCCAATACGCGACGAGTAGAACTGCTACCGGGAGAATCGTGGGCCTCTAAGACGACTGTTGGGTCCATGACGAGATCGTCATCCATGAGAATATCCAGGCCCATTTCACAATTGGACCTGGGGAATAACGAAGAGGCCCAATCAGACGCTGAACTCCCATACAGGGCCCTGAACAAGTTACCGACGAGCGTGCCCGGAGACTCCGTCTCTCAGACCCAGTCGGATTTGGTGTCCAAAAAGGACTTGGAATCAATTATAGAGGCAACAATTAATAAATGTCTTATTAACGAGCGAGCCGAGTCGTCCAAACGATTGTAGAGTTGCAATGCGAAACGATTGTGTAATAAAATATCAATTTTATTAATCATCCTACATAACTAAGCAATAATTGAGAATAAATATCACATAGACTGTCACGCTCTGACACCCAGGCGTAACTTAATAGCAATGCGTTCTTGGAAATGTTCTTGTAATTTCCCCCGGAATTAGTTGGATCGGAATCCTTAAACGAAGCCCAGATTGGATATCGGTTGGTTGATATAGACAACATGTGTCTAAATGATCTCTGACCCTCTAACGAGTTGAATGACACGTCCAGTTTGATGAAGGACATCAACCGATAGCGTTCGCGTAGATGATCGACCACCCGAACATCACCATAGGCAGCCTCATAGGATCCAAAGAAATCCTTGAATGTAGGTAGGGCGTTCACGCCATCTGAAGCGTCGGGACGCTTGTCGCGGATAAAACACATGATGAAAGTGCCCATAATACCATCGTGTACACCCATGGAGACATCTCCCTGAGTGGAGTTCTGACGAACTCGTATACGACCGGAAGTCTTCAGATTGAGCACTTTGATATAATCACCAGCACGGCCATCACCGTTCGTGTAACGCGTGGGGTATGTCACGTACGTTGTCATACCTGATGCGCTACGCAGGGAGAACGAGGGGCCATGTTGAATCTCTTCCAGATACTGCTTACGTAACACCACCTTGGTTGGTTCGGTAAATAGCCTTCTATTTACCTTGCGTGTTCTGCTGACTTGGACGTTTCTATTACCGTAATTTGTGCGTTTACGTCGTAAAGGGGTACGTACGGGATAACTACGACTAAACATACGTTTATTGTTAGATGTATAATACATCTTGTAGTCATAAAATGACATGGGATACTAGGCGGTTAAATAGGGAAATAAAATCAATAAATAGTAGTTATCCAACGGTTAGCGGTTAATCCTAACATTACACGTGTCGACACACCTGAGAAACAACTTCGAAGCGAAGTTGTCTTAATTGATGAAATCCAACGATACCGAACGTGAATTTCAAAAACGAAAAAAATAATCGATGGTTAGAAACAAATGGGGCTTTTTATTCAAAAGCATGGGAAGTCAATCGACCTGATCGTGGGCGTCCACTCGAATTAAAAAAATAAAATCCGACGACGCTCGATCGTGCGTACGATCGATAAAGAAAAAGGGTACCAGCGCCAGTACAACGAGGACCACCAACAACTGACATATGGGGCCCACATGAGAAGTAAACAAGGTTAAACCAACGGTTCGCGCGAGGGACACGTATCCTGTGTGTGGGCCACATAAAAGGGGGCGCGCGGCCATCCGGT